TTAAAAAAATATTAAACGAAATTACATCGACCAGTTCTTCTAGAGGTAGTTATGTATCACCGTTACTTCCCGGGTTACGGGATTTTGGAGATAAGTTAAACAAACCTTACACAGAAATCCTTAATGACTATGACAGTGCGTTACTTGATTATGACAGTTTAGATGGTGATATGTCGACTCACCCAAAATGGATAAGTAAGATAGAAAAAAGGGCAGAAAAAGTTACAAATGATATTAAAAAACACCCAGATAAATTTGCCTGGGATGGGGATGCTGGTATTATGAACTCACTTCCTAAAAAAAATACAGATGCAAAACCAATTAAATTACCCAAAAAACAAAAACCTAAGACAAAACTTGAAAGTATTGATGATGTCATAAAAAACATTTTACGAGAAACTATCAAACTAAAATCAAATGAAAATGCAATCAATGAAGTTGATTCATCAACTAGTGCAGGGGTATACAGTGGCCCAGTTGAATTGGGGTTAAAAAAATGGAAAAAAAATTTTTTAAGCCCTTTTTCTATTGAGGTAGATCATGATTATAATGATTATGCCAAAAAACCTAGTTTGAAAAATAATATCAAAAGGACGGTCGGGGTTTGGGAAAAAAACAAAGATGGGTCATATAATCAGGAAGAATACCCGGTTCATGCGGTAAACGAAGATTTGGCTGTATGGTTTGGTAAAAAGAAAAAAACAAAAGGGTCATCTCAGCCAAAAGGACCTTGGGTAGATATATGTAGAAAAGTAGATGGTAAACACCCCCCATGTGGAAGAAAGGATGCCGACACAGGATCATATCCAAAATGTAGAGCCTCTGGTGTTGCAGGTAAAATGAGTGATTCACAAAAAAGATCGGCATGTCAACAAAAAAGAAATGCAGAAAAAAAAGATCCTCAATCAGGAAAAGGTCAAAAACCTGTTATGACAAGTTACAAAACCAAAAAAATGAATGAGGATCAAATTATAAGAAGAATACTTAGGAATCTATAATTTTAACTTAAGTGAGTTTCTACTCTATTATTAATTTTATTTAATATTTTAATTAGTGAGTCGTTAATTTGACTTTGAACTATACTTTCAGTAACCGATCTTCTTTTTTCTGATTCTTTATCGAATAAGAAAAGAACTCTTTCGAAATCTCTACCACTTAACTTAACGTCATAATGAAATGTATGATTGGTCAATTCGATTCTTCCCCAGTCTAATGTACAAAATAAATTAAGTGTATTATTCACTATAAATCTTTTTTGTGACATTGGTGCAATTACAAGTTCAGAATCCTCGTGAGAAATGAGTTTTACACATATACGGAACGCAATTTTTTCGTGATCTTGTAAATATTCTTCGGTTTTTAGTCCCTTCGAACGTCCTAATTTTCCTAAATAAACTTTGAATCTTTTGTAAAATCTTAGAATACTTTTTTTCATATTGTTTTTTTTTGTTTTTACAAAAGTAATAAATAACTTTTAAATAACAAAAAAAAATTAACAGAAAGCCCCTGAGCACCTTCTTTTTCCATCAAGTCCTTTAATTTTTCCTTTACAGACTTGTACAGCGTGACCATTACTATAGGCTGAGGGGTAAACGTCATATTTCGCTTTGGCGGATGCAATACCTCTTGCACATAATTTTGTTCCTGTTTTTTTTCTACCTTCCATCATGACCATATCTTCATCGTCAATATTCATTGACATTTGCATTCCATGTTTTTTTGTCTCATTCATTAAAAAATCAAAAACTTGATCCATGTTATTTTTTGCTTCCGCGATATGATCCTGAGCCCAGTCGTGACCATTTTCAAGAATTTCTTCAATCATAGAATGATCCAATTCTAATAACATATCACATTGTCTTCTCATTTGTTGTAAATTTGAAAAGAACATATATCTTGAAGACCCTCTTTCTTGAGTTGATGGTTTATCTTCAAAAGTTTCTTTAATTACTCTTTTAATAATTGAATTTAAATTTCTCATATTTAATTATTTAATCCATTAGGTCCACCTAAAACGACCATGTTACTTTGAACTACCGCCTTACCATCTGTTGATGTCCATACAGGATGAGGTACAGCCACACTTGTTACAGTAGAACCTGAATCACAAGGACAACAAATAACACAGACTGTATATTCAGTTCCAGCGGTTACTGTTTGATTTTTATAACAATCCTCACATCTAGTAAAAACATTGATTGATTGTGGCGAAATATCAACCCCATTAGGATCAACGTTACCTGTTGCAATATAACATCTTGGTGCGGAGCCATCTAATGAAAATTGATAAATTAAATCTATTGTAGGTACAAAACCAAGACTAGTTGCCGATACCACCTCTAAGTCGCCAGTTATACAGTCTTCAAATTCAAAACCAAGTTCTTTATCTATATAGCATTCAATACAATCTTCATAAAATGCCAATCCCTGAAACTGAATTGTTGGAGTTTCGCTTAATGATGCATTTCCTAAAATTGTATAACATTGTGTTGCCCCTGGACCTGATCCAATAGGAAATCCACCAACTATTTGTCCGGTTGTAAAACCTGTACTACCAGTCAATATTACAACTACTTCATCTATACAACTTTGTCCGGTATAATTTGCCATGTTTTTTTATTTATAAATATTTTATTTTTATTTTTTATTCACTATTTGGAATTTAATTTGTTTTTTGTAAGTGTTAACTTCCCCACTACTCAAAACTTTGATATCAATAAAATATTCATTAGGTATTTTATCTCGAGTATCAAAGATAAAATAATACTCATTTGGGGTCCTGTTAATTTTTGTCCACTCTTGTACTTGAACTTCCGTTTGACCTTCTCTTACATAAACACGATAATAAGCATCAACTTTGAGTTGTAAATGATTTGTGGTATATGCCTTTTTAATTATAACCCCAACTTTTCTTACATCTGTGTTTAATATTTTTTCATCTTGTTTAATACCATAAAAATCAAACCCATATAATACTGGATCTTTTGATTGAGTTCCAATCGTAAAAGATTTTGCTAATGGATAAACTGTAAATTGATTTATAATGTCTGGAAGGGTAAAACCATTTGATATAATATTTCTCCATGTATCTGTAAAAGTACAAGGAACTGAGTAACCTAATAATGGTGGAATAACAACTTCATAAACACCTTTCGATCTTCTACAAGTTGTTAGACCAGATAGACCGGGTATTACTTGACAATTTGGTCCTGTTATGTCAACAACCGGATTTTGATCCAAATTTAAAAAATTACCATCCTCATAAACATATAAATAAAGTTTATTTACTTTTCCCAAGGAAAATAAATTTCTATCATCTTCTATCAAGTCATCATAATTTGTATAAAGATGAGGTTCATAAAATGTTTGTGTGTGTCTTGTAAAAAATTCAACTGAATAAGTTCCGGAGGTTCCGGTGATATTTTCTACTTGTGGTAAATACGCAATTCCATAACCTACTGGATTTTGTATTGTACCATCTAACACATTCTGGATTTCAGTTGTCATATCAAATTCGATATTTTCATCACCGAATTGAAAATGTTGAGTGTCAATTATTTGTAATTGATTGTAGTTGAATATCCCAGTATTTGTATTACTATAAATTCCGGGGTTTTCCCAATTATCTATTGTGGTCCTTCCTGACCAGTTCGAAGGTCGATCGGAGTAATTTTTATCATTTGGAATATTTGTTATAGAATCAATATAATCGTACCCAACACCCTCATCCCAAAGTTGGGGTTGGTTCGGATCAAAATTAGTGTAGGGAATTCTAAATAAAAATAAATCAAAAGATGTCGCTCTGAGTCTTCCTTGTGAAGTACTTGTGTTCAAAAAATCTTTATCAAAAAAAGATGTGTTTGTCATTCGTAAAGTGTGAGTCATTGCTGACGTACACCCAGTGGATATTGTTCCATCATCAATTTTTTCTCTCAACAAACCGAGATCTAAATCGAATATGAATCTAGAATACCCTTTTGGATTTGCAATCCCCCCATCTCCATAATACAATTCCATAACCGGGTTTCTTCCGGTATTTGTAAAACTATCATATAGTATTGTATTATTTTTGGAAAAATAAGAATTATTAATTGACATTACCTTTTATTTAATAAATATCAATTAATTCGAATATTTTGGTTCAGTATGGTATTTTGAGCATTTTTAATTACGGTTTCAAGTTCCAACGCAGACACCCCTTTTTTGGGATACTCTTTAATTGGTGCAACACCTGGAAATGCGTGAACGTGGGTAAGAAGAAAATTGACTATCAAATTTAAAAGTGATAGTAATTCATCTCCTCTAACCATAGAATTTGTTTTTTGATATATATCGGTTGCCAATTGTGGTTCTTGAATTCCATATAAGGTATCTTTAAGATCTACTTTAAACTTATCCTCAGATCTATGAGATAGTAAATACACACGATCTCCACCCATTAATGAATATGTTATTGGTGTTGGTGTTGACCCAAATGTATTTATTGTGGTTCGATTTTCATCATAAATAATTCCTAATTGAGGGGGATTTTTTCTTGTTACCAAACCATTTCCAGTTTCTGGAAATGCAACATTCAAAGTTACTTTCGGGTATAATTGTTCTAATTTATTAATGGGAATAAAATTTGTTATTATACTTGAAGTAGTAGTATCGTCAGACGTTAGTAATAGATAATTTGAATATTCCAATCCGTAAAAAAATGGAAATTGATTTTCAACAGTAAATGTGGGATAACCATTTATATTAATGAATCCAGCATTCACTCCCTTTATAAATTGATTTATTAATTCTTTGGTTTCATTTAATGTTTTCAAAGAAAAATTAATTGTATATGCTGTTAAAAAATTTTGTCCTTCTAGAATATTAACATTCTGACTTACGTTAGATATTTTAAATTTTTCATCATTACCATTTATATAATAAAAATTAATATATCCGTCATAGTCTAAACTATTATTAGGAGTAATATACCACTCAACATAACTTTTTATACTTACGTCTTCGAAAGTGCGTTCAGTAGCAGTTTCTGTTCCCGTGCTAATAGTTTCTAATGGAAAGGTTGAGACTTGTAGAAAACTTCTTTTATCATTTTTAATAATTGGAAGTTCGGGGTTTTGACTGGGTAATGTGACTCCTGCTCTTATTAATACATCCTGTTGAGTCAAAATTACATCACTGGTACCACGACCAAGAATTGCATTATCAATTGGTTTGGGATATACTCCTTCGATGTTTACATTTACTTTTCCGGTAGTTGGATCCAGAGGTTGATATGCTTGTTGCAAATTATTTCCGTTTGACAAAACTGCTTGTGATCCGTTGAATGTATCTTTTAAATTCCTCCACGGACGACTTATTGGTCCTGGAATGTAAAATTTATTACTATCATATGGTTCTCTATCCGTTGAATAAATTAAGTGAACATATTCATCTTCTGAGGGTGTAATATGTAAATGGTATGGGATTAGAGGTATATGAATCAAAGGGTCCTTTGAAGTCCACCACTCGGACTTTGGAATTTCCAAATATTCTTTTGGATCACCATCGGGGGCATAAACTCTCAAACGACCAAGAAGTAATGGATCTTGATTATTTAAGACTCTACCTATTCTTATATTTTTAACTTGCTCCATTCCGTTTGTTAAATTCTTCTAAAACAGTATTATAATCATTTTTAACTTTTTCAAAATGATCAGTTAATTTTAAAATATTATCTTTTGTAAATTCAAATTCTTTTTTTAAAAATTCCATTGCGATTCTCAAATCTCTATTTGATTTGTCTGTGAAATTTTTAACTATTTCCGCAACGTCTTGTGCTCTTACAATTTGTTTATCTTTTTCCATATTATAATTTTTTACCGAACATAACTTGAGGTATTGTTGTTCCTATTGGAGTTAAACTTAATGGGTCTATTGCAACTTGTACTTGACCATTTTGTGTTTCTTCTTTGTCAATACCTCCAATTATAGCATCGACTGCTGCCAACATTAAATTAGGACTTCCATCGGGCATAGGGTCTGTAGGAAGACCTAATTTATCAAATTGTTCTATAACATTTATTACCGCTCTTGTTTTTGAAAATCCCTGAAGAACTTGTGAGGATTTCACTAAAGCATATGGTAGTGGTTTTTTTTTCTTCTCAAGATTTTTTTGGACTAAATTTAATATAGATAAAAGTTCATCTATAACACTCTTACAACTTCTGAAATCAGATACAAGTTTCACTGCAATTGCAATTAATGCCAGAACTAAAACTTCTTTTTTCTTACGTATCTCATCATTTATATCTGTTAAAATAACTTGAGATAAAGATAAAATATCTTTTTTTATTAGATTAAAAATTATTCTAACAAACTCAGCCCCAACTTTTGAAACAAATGCAACAAAAAATGTTTTGAATTTTTTTGCAAAATCTACAAAGGATTGGACATCATCATATAAATCCTGACCCAAAGATTTACCTAAAGCAATAAGAGGTAAAAGTGTTTTAGGTGAAAGTATTGTCATGACAAGTGCTCTTGGATATTCTTTGAGAAAAGTCTCATCGAAATTAATTTCGAAAGGAAAAAAACTATTTTTCATAGTTTCTGTAAGTTCCTCTGATGCATCGTTAAGTTGGTTATTATTATTTTGTCCAGGAAAATATGTTAGGTTATTGACCGCAGTTAAAAGTGAATTGGAATCAACTGTTAGTTTCACGTTTTGACATTCCTCGAATTCAACCACTTTGATTTTGATATTTGAATTAATAAAATCAATGTACTTCAAATCCATTTCGTCAAATTCAAAAAAAGAATCATCAATATTATCACTTTGTGATAACTTAGATATTCCACTTACATCAATCTCTTGAGTTTCGTCAAAACAAAGACCAAAAATTCTTTTCATTATAATCATAATTTTGGTAAAATCACCATTGACGGTGTCACCATCTCCTTTCTCGATTGAGAGTGATCCTGTAAGATTTTGTATTAAATTCGCATATAAATGTTTATAATCTATAATATCAATTGTTTTAAAATAATCTTCTAAAAATTCTGAGATTTTGTTTGTGTTACTAGACCTTGGAAAAAAATCAATTTTAAAAAAATCTCCGACAACAGTTTGACCTAGTGGGTTGATATAATTATCCACATAAGTTATATCAAAAAGATCTTGTCCAGAACTACCAATATAATTGGAATTACCAAATGATGGTGCAGAGTAAGGTATGTTAATGTTTTGTATTCTATTTCTTAACTCTTTATTCATCGAGAAGGGTTGATTCTGATAGATAATTGGATTCGATTCATAACATACTTGACCCACTAACGAATCAGGTTCTTCTTTGAGTAGATTTAATAAGTCAATTGATTTGACTTTGATATATACCGAAGTATTTGCGGGAAAACTAGAATCCTGATCACAACCCAAAGTTTTAACCATAAGTTCTGCCAGAATCTTTTCGATTTTTGGTTTGAGTTCTATTAATGCGGCAGAAAAAGTTTTTTTAAGATATTTCATTGATTTGGTGTCACCGGACTCCGCAGACAAAAATTTAATATCTAATAATTCATCAAATTGTGTTTTAAGATTTTTTTTCTGGTAATTTAAATAATTTTCAGCACTTTTTAATTTTTGTGCACCATATTTTCCATATTTTGTTTCAACACCACCAGCCCAAGTTTCAAAGTTATTTCCGGTTTTTTTTTCTAAATCCTTAATATCTTTTTTGACCTTTCTGTACTTTTGACTTAAGGTAGTTTTTTTTTTGATATCCGTATAACCCTGTTGATTATCTAGAGCCATTTAAATTACATTTTTAATTTATTATCTGAAGAAATATCTTTCTCGATTAAACTTTTGAAGGTACTGTCATCTAAATCAAGATCAGATAAAGTAAAATCTTCTTCTTTATCTTGAGATTTTTGCCACATTTGTGCTTGTAATTTAGATAAAGTCAATTTTTTTTCAACACAATCGTTTATAATTTTTTGTTGTTTTTCAATTACTGGACCAATAAGAGTCATATCCTCCGGTTCTTTCATCATTGTCAACATTTTATTTTGAATTCTTATTGCTGTTGATCTTTGTTCTACCAATTCATTGTAAATTTCTTGCATCAAAGATAACATCGAATCTTTGGATAAATTAATTTGTTTTTTTACCGGTCTTGCCATATTAACTATAAATACTTTTTATCTCAAAAGTTCTTGTAACATTTGATTATAGATTTTTTTATATTTTTTAATTGATCCCCTAATTTCTTTAGTTGAAAGGTTTGTCATCTCTCTTAACTCAAACAAAATAATGTTTTTGTTGAACTTATTGTTACTGGAATCAAAAAATATTGAAGTATAATTTTCAAAAATATCTTGAATCGCTCTTCCAAGTTTAACTTCTTGTTCAGTTAGACTTGGTTCTTCTAGAGTGTCTTTTAATAAATTTAAAAATCTATAAATCACATCTTCAGATGTAAGTTCGTCATTATCTATGTGGTATATCATATCGGGTGTATTTAACAAGTCAGATGAGATATCTTCATATGAAATTTTGCGATTCATCTCTTTCTGATCTTTCATTATTTGACCCATGAGATAATTTTTACAAATTGTACCAAAATAGGAATACGCCTTCTTTTCTTTCGATGGTTTGAATTTATCGATTTTGGTCATTAAAAAGGAATGTGTGTCTACATGAATCTCTTCGAAATTCATATCTTTTCTATATAATTTGTATCGTCTTATTATTGACGATATCATCTTGTCCAAAGGTTTCCTTAAAAACTCATTATATATTTTGTTTTTTTCTTCGAAGGTTGTGGCCATTAAATAAAGTTTAACGGCCGTTTCTTCTCTTTCATCAAAATAATTGTTTTGTTTTGGTTTTCTACCTTTCTTTTTTACAACATTCAGATCATTATTTATTTCTAATTCATCTGACATTAAATTTCTTGAGGTTCGTAATTTATATCTCTTTGTTCTGTAAAGAAATATTCTTTTTTTGCAGAATCAATCCAAAACCTAACTTCGTCTTCATATAATTTTTCAGTACCATTTTTGTAATTCCAGAAAAGAGAACCGTTTCTGAAATTTGTGTGCTTATATCCTATTCTCGGAACTGTCATGAAGTTGACTGAATTTTGTGTCATTCTCAAAAAGAATTCATAACCAAAAGTAAGTTTTATGTTAGACTTTAGTTTACCATATTTTTCATACATTTCTTTCTGAATAACCATTCCTGAAATTTGAAAGTTTTGATATGTCTGTAAAACTTCATTAGTTAACACACCAAGTTCTTGTGTGATGTTTGCCGCAAAACATGCCTCATTCGTGAACCCTACAAAAACTCCTTGTTCATCAACATCAACTACTATTGGGAGGAATGCTTGGACTTCTGGATAATGGTTCATATATTCTTTTACATTTTTAGACCAAATATTTGAGTACTCATCATCGAATTCTAAAATGGAAACCCATTTTGATGTTGAATTTTTGACTCCATAATTTACTTGTTCGCAAAAATTTGCCTCTTCAGTCCAAACGAATCGTTTAGTTTGCAAATCACCAAAATCATAAGAATCCAAAAATTCCACAAGTGCGGTTTCATCAGTGTGAACGATAATTACCTCATCGAAAGGTACTTTTTGAATTTTGATTGACTCAATACATTTTTTAAAATAATCTTCAAAAAACCCAGTCATTGAAGATTTAATTGGTAAAATTACCGAAATTGTGTTATTATTTTCCATATTATTCTGCTGTTTCAAATTTAGTTAATTGATTTTTAAAGTTTTCGATTCTAGTTGCCATCATTTTTTCAAACAAAGATAAGACACTAGTTTTGAAAGTTTCTTCACTAGAGTAAGGTTCTACCGTTTGAGACATTTGATCATAAAGATCTGGATTAATATTGTCCTCTAACCAGTTTTGAATAAAGTCGGCAAGGACATCCAACAACAAGTTTTGATTATTAATCCAAATACCATTTTCTTCTTTCATCCACTCAGGAACCATGCTAGGAGTTAACCCAATAACAGGTACACCCATTTTCATAGATTCAAGTGGAAAAGTACCAAATGCACTTGGGGAATCAATCCATACTGAACAAAAACTATCTTTCAACCCTTGTGCAAATTCTAATTCAGAAAGACCTCTCATATCCCTAAATGTAATCCATCTATATTGAGGAAATTTACTGTAAAACATTTTAATAAAATTTGTTGTATTTCTATGATCTCTTGTATAGATTGAAATAATTGTTTTTGGGGGTAAAGGGTTTTTTTGAAACGAATCTGAAATAAATGGATGAATAACTTCATAGGAAACATTTCTCATCATTGTTTCAAGATATTCTTTTTGTTTTTCTGATGTTGTAATACATTTAAAGAAACCTAACTGAGACCAAGTTTGACCCGGTTGTAAAGTTTCATAAACGTGATCGTATGCTTGACATAGTACAATTTTACCACATGGTAACTTAGTTATTTGTTCCATAACGAATCCATAGATTTCAGGAATAATAATTAAATCTTCCGGAGAAATTTCTAGATTAGTACCCTCAATTGAATTATGAGGCATTGTCATATATTTTTCATCTAACCAATCCGAAACACCGGAGTATTCGGGTTTTTCATGAAGAATAATTGAATTGTAACCACTCTCGAATAATGTGTATGCCATTTGGTAAATGTACCTCACGGATGCTTTAGCATTACCTTTTGTGTCTTGTACTAAGAAATAAATCCTAGCCCTTTTTTCTTCCATATTACTAATGGATTTTTCTAATTTTTGAATTTGTTCACTGTTCATATATTATAATTTATTTATTATTTTATGCATTAAAAGAGTGTTAAATGCCAACTTAAAAGGAATAGAAAGTTCCGTACTTTTCATTCTCATTTTTTCATCGATATTTTCCACCTCACTACATACCAATTCTACCATCAATTTAATTGTTTCATATTTAACAACCGCAATTTGTGTTTCGCCACTCAAGTCGTTGAATGTGACGGAATCATTAATTTTTCCCAAATCAATGTAATAATTTTCACCTAAAATTTCAAACATTTTTTATATTTTTAATTATTTCTTTTAGTTCTGATAATGAAGTTATTTCATAATCAGAAGAGATATCTTTGTTATAATTTGTAACATACTTTATAACAATTTTATTTTCTGGTCTTTCTAATAATAAGTATGGATTCGCAGTAAGTAAAACATCAATTGAGTCCCACATGGTTTTTTTTGTAATTTCACTGTAAAAAAAGATTTTTTCTATCAACATTCCGAATTTGGATAAGAAAAAAAGGGATGAAGGTTTTGATTTTCCTATTTCGTTAGAAACAATTGATATATCATAATTGTCTCTAAACTCCAAATAAAATTCGTTTAAGACATTAAACGTGTTCATTTCTGTTGATGGAGCATGTCCAAAAACTTCCATTGTATATTCTTCATATAAAAATGAATAAAGTTCTTCTTTATTTTGAAACTTATACATTTTTTCTAAATCGAAAGATTCTTCTTCACTTAATATTTCATATTTGAAATCTTCATTAGTAATTAAATCTTGAGTATCCCCCGATATGTCAATATTGTACGTAGGTTGTGACTCAATAGTTTGAGAGTCAATTAAATTTTTTTGGTAAACTTGTTTGATTTTTTCAAAAGTATTTCGAAGAACACCATTAATTTCAATTCCTATCCTCATCATATTTTTTTAAAATTTTTGTAATAAGTGGGTTTCTAACAACATCATTTTGACCAAATTCAAATATACCTATATCATCTAAAAAATTGAATTTGGTAATCGCGTCATAAAGACCAGAATGACGGATGTCTTTGTATCGATCGGTTTGTTCGAGATCACCAGATATAAAAAATTTACTATTAAATCCAATTCTAGTAAGAAGGAGTTTCATCTGATTAGGTGTTGAGTTTTGGGCTTCCTCAAAAATCAAAATTGAATTATCAATATTCATACCTCTCATATACGCCAAAGCAAATACTTCTATGATTTCATGTTCCTTTAATTTTTCTCTTGATTCCTTACCAATAATTTTATTCAACAAATAATAAGAGGGAAAAATATAAGGATCTAGTTTTTCTTCTAAATTTCCTGGTAAAGCCCCTAACTTTTCTTCCGCCTCAACTGCTGGTCTTACAATAATAATTTTTTCATAAGAATTATTGGGGTCAACTAATAAGTCGATTGCGGCTTTCATTGCAACATAACTTTTACCCACTCCAGCAGGTCCGGAACAAATAGTTATTTGGTTTTGGATCAAAGAATCATAATATTCTTTTTGATTGTTTGTCAAAAATTTATTTTTGGATTTTTTTTTGACAATTGAGTTTATCAAATCTTTTTTGGTAAAAGGTTTGACTGTATCATCATTTTGTGTTGGCTTTCTTCTATTCATTTAATTTGTTTACGTTATTATTAATCCATTGGTATGTTTTAACCATACCATTATATAAAGAATCATAGTTAGTTTTTCCGATCATTTGTTCAAAAAGTCTATTATCAGAATTTCTTCCCATAACTCCTACTGGACATTTGAATCCGTATTTATCTAAAAATTCGTTACCTTCGATATTTTTAATTTTTACATTTTTATTCGAAATTTTGATTGCCATGTTTGCAAGTTCGTTAATTGTTACCATTTCATCTGAACCTATATTGACAGGTCCCATAAAATCACCATTCATCATTTTTTCTATCGAATTTAAACAATCATCAATATATAGAAAAGATCTAGTTTGATTTCCATCTCCCCAAACTTCAATCTCATCGGATTCATTACACTCAGATACTTTTCTACACATTGCAGCAGGTGCCTTTTCTTTTCCTCCAGTCCACGTACCATACGGACCAAAAATGTTATGAAATCGAGCGACTCTAACGTTAAGACCATAGTTTCTATTAAATGCAAAATAAAGTCTTTCACTAAATAATTTCTCCCATCCATATTCACTATCTGGGTTGGCTGGGTATGCGGATGACTCTTCACAATTTGGATTATTAGGATCCAGTTGGTTGTGTTCAGGATACATACACGCGGAGGAAGAATAAAATATTTTTTTTACGTTAAATTTTGTTGCATAATACGTTACATTCAAATTTATTGTTGCAGAATTGTGCATAACGTTTGCATCGTTTTCTCCAGTGAAAATATAACCAGCACCACCCATATCTGCCGCGAGTTGATATACTTCATCAAATGAATTTTCTTTATCATCAACAGAAATTTGATTTGGTGCGAACATGACAACTGAGACCAGGTTTGGATCTCTTAAATCACCCTCAATGAACTCAGTGCAAAATTCTTCTTGATTAAAATATTCGTGTTTTTTTATGTCAACAACTCTCACAAAATTTCCTTCATTGAACAGTCTTTTTGCTAAATGTCCACCTATAAAACCACCACCACCTAATACTAAAATTTTTTTCATTCTTTAAAATTGTTTTTTATATATTTTATAGAAATCATTCGCAGTTTTCGGGATGATTTCTTCAAAGTGAGAAAGATTTGTGATCAATCTCAAAGTATCTCTATAACCTATAATTTCTTTTTCAAGATTTGTGATCAAGTCTTGAACGTTCCTATCTTGATAAACACTAGCCTTATTATATATAACAGAGTTAGGAAAATAATGCTGTAATATATAAGATCCCCATATATCATCCATTCTTCCTGTAAATGGTAATACACTATAGAAAGGTATAACTTCTCTGGACAAAAAAGTATTTTGAGAATTAAATGGGGCAATTTTATTTGAACAATATGGTTCTGTTATGTCAGAATATTTAACTATTGGTTTATAAGTTAATCTAGCCATTGCATCAATATCTGGATCACCGTCCCAAAGGTCCGCCTGAACTAATACTTTTCTCTTAATTTTTCCTTTATACTCAACCCTATGTCGTTTTTGGAGATATTCTATTGGGTACCCCCTATGCCATATATGGTTGTCTTTAGTGATCGAGAGTGGGTCAAACACCTCGAGTTCAGGATCATATAAATCGACATCAATAGTTTTCCCTACGTATAAATTTTGACCCCAATTTTCATATGGTATATTATCATCATCTACAGTTGCGATTATATCCGCTCCCATTTTGTATGCGGCAATAAACCCAACATTCCTTCTTTGTATGGTTTTCCACCCGATAACATCACTTATTTCTTTGTAATTTCTTTCTTGTTCTTCTGGTGACAAATACTTAACATTACTGTATTTTTTTTCTAATTCAAAGTATTCGCTATGTGGAGTTTTCGTATCGCCAACGATAATAAAAACCCACCCATCTCTCTGTGATATTTCAGCAAATTTTTTAGTTGCTTCTGTTGGTGAATTAATTGTTGTTGTTACTATTATTTTTTTCATATTTTTTATATTAAAGAATGTCTGATGGTTTTAAAAAAGAACCAGTAGTGACAATAGAGTGTCTCTCAGTCCTTTCATCTGTCCTATGATTATGATATGTCGGATATTTAATAACTCCTGCTTTGGGTTGAAATCCTGATTTTAATATTTGAGTTAAAAAACAATTTTCACCCCCCTGAGTACCTAAATAACATTCAATATTATTATTAATTTCTTTAATGGTTTTCCAAGACCAACCGCAATGGGCAACTAAAGAATTATTTCTAAGAGTACTTTCTTCTTTATGAAACCAATTTGGATCCAATGTTCCGTCCCGATTGAACCTCATTAGTCCGTCATTTTCAGATTTAACATACGCTTCGTGGGTTTGGCCAATTTCCGGATTCCTCATTGCCCTATTAGTGAATAATATAAACCATTCGTCTTCGCATGAATAATTTTCGATTTCTTTCCCAAATGTAGTATCAGAATTGGCAAAAAATTTATAATCATTAGGTGATGACACTGAATTTGTAAAATTATACAAATCTCTCATTGATATATTATTTGATCGTTTTAAGTTATGTAAAATCACTTTTTCGTTTTTGCAATCTAAAAATGACTTATAATCTTCTTCCTCTTGACACCAAATGTGTATTTCATCGAAAAACTGTGAATTCCATTTAAGAGTATTTTTTACTTCGTTGAGTCTATCAATTGATTTATACCTAAACCCATCAATACTTAGTATTTTTTTTCTCATATTATTTTAATTTTAAAAACGTTAATGTACCTTTAACATCAATTATATTGTGATTTGGTAAGTGTTTTTTTATAAACTCAGACACAAAATTAATATCTTTATTATGCCATTCTATCATTAGATTGTCACTAACTTTCAATATAGAAGAAAATTCTATTATATTATATTCGGATGCTTCAACATCAATTTTTACTAAATCTGCTGGAGTGCTTATAATTTCCTCTAAAGTTTTTAAACTAAAAACCTTTTCTGGGTAGTAAACCAATCTTTTACCCCATATATCATCTTTATATTCTTTATTAATTTCTGAAACCATATAACCACCACTATTATTATCTCCAATACCCTGTACTTTCGATTCGGTTTTACCATAATAAATTCCAAAATTATGTTTAATGGTATTCTCATAATTGTTTAAATTTGAAAAACAAATCTTAAAATTATCAATATCTGGTTCAAAGTAGTGATATTGGTTAATATTCTTGTGTTTTACTAATTCATAAAAGTCTCCATAGTTAGCACCTATGTCTAATACTATATTTAATGAATCATTAGTTTGCGACAACCATTGTGTAAATGTTTGTGTGTCATTCATATTATTTCGATTTTAAATTTATTTTTGTAAAAACCCCAATCTTCAGAGTTTTCGGTGTGTGTAAAATTTTGTACATACTTACTTTTGTCATTACTGATAGTCACGCCTCCAGTACCATCACCATGACCACTATGATTTAAATGAAAAATAGGTAATTTTAATTTCGAAATTTTACCGTATATTGAACCTTTTTTCATTAAGTTTGTATCGGCAAAATTTCGATAAATCATAGATTCCTCAAATCCCCTCATTTTATGCCATAAATCCCTGTGAGCAACTTGATAGTCACCACAACATATCACTAACGACCAAGGATCTCCAATATCTTCTTTTCTATTTGCATCGGGTTTCTCCGGATAATTATTTTGGTTCAATATTAATGAATTTCCAAATTCAATATCATTATTAACATTTAGGAACTCACTGACTTGTACGTCCCTTCTGGGAACAGTATATAATGTATCTTTATCTAAGGACTTCAAATCTGGTTTGTCGGCAATGATATCAATATTTGTAGAAACAATAAAATCACATTCACTTAATCTGATACCTATATTTCTACCCACCACTTCGACAATATCAATAGATTCATAAATTTCGTTCAATTGTTTCACGTCATAGGGGGTAACTAAAACATGTTTTAATTTATTTTTTTGTGGTAACGATAATTTAATGTCCTCTATTAATGAGTTAGTTTTAGAATTCCAATCAACATAAATAACCTCATCATATCTTTCAATGAAATTAGTTAAACACATTCTGGCTCGGTGAGATAAATGACCACCATAATTATCATTTCTAGATGTTATAACCGCAGATATTTTCATAGTTTTTTTAAAAAATATAATTCCAATCTTTAGAAAATAAATGTTTAACGTGATCAAAAGACGATGGAACATGTTTAGAATAAATAAACACTTTACCGGGTTCTATATTTTCCTTTTCTAAAATATAATTAATTGAGGATTCAACTACGTGGATTTCTTTTGATAATTCCAATACTTTTATCCAATCAAACAAAGTAAATCCATGGTAAAATCCCATATCTATAATTTTACAATCGGTATTAATTTTTATATTTTTAATAGCAAAATTTGGGGGAGAACCAAATTTGTTATTAACCACGATATATTCATCATTTTCTTTTAAATTCAACAAACTAAACAATTCTTCTTCTTTTTTTTTATTTCTATTTATAGATAAATAATCTGACCAGTCGTCTAATTTAAGGTTCATCAGTTTATATTTTGCATCCATGACAGATCCATTGAAAAGTCTATCCGCTGTTTGTAGTGGTATCAAAAAAATTTCTTTGTTATCTATATATATTTTATTGGGTGTTAGGGTGGAATTTTGTAAGATAGAAGAATATTTGAATTTGTTGATTACTGGAAAGTTCCCTTCTATATATTCACTAATCCACGAATACTCATTAATCACCGGATGAAATACTTTATAACCGTCATTTTCCAAAAACTTTCTTATTTTAGTTGTAAATAAAATATCACCTAATCCTGCTGGTTGTTTTATTATTGCAATCTTATCCATTTATTGTAAATTATATCTTCAATTATATCATAGTTTAGAACTCTATTGAGGTTATCTTTTATTGCTGGAATACGACTATTATATTCATCAATACTTAAACTATTAATGTCAAAATCATCAGTCAATAGTATTATACCATCCATATTAAAAAAGTCACCAATATCAGGCGAACCCAAATAAATTGGTATTGTACCTGTTGCAAAACAATCTAGAATTTTTTCAGACCAATACGTCTCATAGATATCATTTTCTATTGTAACTGAAAACATATAATCGTTAAGTGCGGATTCCTTTTTTTCAAAACTTTTAAATCCCATACCATATAAGTCTAAGGAGTCTTTCAACTTATTTACCCAATTTAATCTATGTGGGTAATTTTTGTTTGATGAAATCATAGACACTAACTTGGATTTGGGGTAAATTTTTGGAGATTCAATCCAGAATCCGTGAGGTGGTAAATAAACAAAATTATCCGTAAGTTCATATATTTCTTTATTGTGAGTAAATAATATTTCATACTCAGAAGAAATTCTTTGCCAATTTTGTTTTACAAATTGAACTGATCTGGGACTTATTTTTCTTGATTCCAACAACCATGCGAATTTTCTTTCACATTTCACGTTTAAACCGTACTCAATAGATTCATCAACAAAAAACGTAATGTCTTCTATTTTGTTTTTTGACCAACTAAATTTGGTTGGTTTTTTCCATAAAGTAGATGAAAATGCGTGTTGGAATCCTCCACCTATCAAACCTATTTTGTCCATATCATTCCCCAAGTTTCTTTTCTTTTCGGATCAACGTCACTATGAAAATCCGATTCTTCCCACTTGCAATAGATTTCTGGTTTTTTCATATAATCGTCCCCCATTATATACCCAAATTCGGAATACCCTAAAGATTGTAAATGACGTATTATTTTGTTAATATTATCATATTGCTCTTCCGCCCATTCAAAACATATCTCTTTAGATTTTTTAGTAAGACCCTTTAATACCTCTAATTCATACCCCTCGACATCTATCTTTATTAAGTCAGGTTCACCGTATTTTAATATTAGACTGTCTAACGATGTTGACTTTAATTTTAAGGGTTCATACCACACGTAATTTTTTGTAAATCTAGAATTATTAATCCAGTCTAATGATGCTGTTGATATGGTATCTGCGTTACTAACGTAAAAATCAATATCATCATTGTCATTTTCGGACATTACAGTGTTTAATACGGTAACATTACTACTGTTTTTATATTTGTTGACTAAGAAATCACATAGAGAAGGATTGGCCTCAATCGTTATGATTTTAAAATTATCACCGAATAAATTTATACATTTATCCGTGAATAAACCTCTGTTTGCCCCAATATCGAATATTAACATTTTTTTTATTTTTTTATTTTTATAAATAAACCGTCACCCCAAGTGTGTCCAGCCCAATTCTGTTCAACCAAATTAAATCCAAAGGGTTTTAAAAACTCTTTTAATTCTTCAATTTTGGCACAATTTTCATAAACCTCATCTCTATTAATTTCAGACATTATATAGTCAATACTTTTCAGAGTTTCAACGGAACCCTTAAAGACTTCCAGTTCGTAACCCTGAACATCAATATTAATAAAATTAAAATTTTTTAAATTTATATCCATATCATCCAATCTTTTCATTTCTACAACTTCAATGTTGTTAAATTGAATGTGTGGGTACTGTTTTAAATGTAGTAATGGTTTAAGTATTGAACTGGATTGACCCATGTTTGCTTCCTCTACAAACATCTCGACATTTTTATTTTCATTACCTAATGCAATTTTATGTTTGATAAAGTCCTCACCAACATTTTCTAATAGTTTATTAAAATTCTTCTCTAAAGGTTCAAAAAATATTCTGTTTTTTAAATTTAAATTATTATAAACATTATTTTCTTCCCCAAAATGGGCACCAATATGTATCACACCATTGATATCCATATTGTATTTTTTTACTAACATTTCAAGATCAAGCAACATAAACTAATTCTCCTTCTTTTATTTTTGTATTTATTATTTCCCAATTATTTTCATAGATATCTTTATAATTTTTAGGACCATTGTCTCCAAACCATATTGATGGTGCAATTACTCTTTTGGTTTCATTTTTATTTAAAAATGATCCCCACCAAGAGAAAGTTGAATTCGATATTATGTTGTTTTCACACATACTCATCAACCACAATTCATTATAATCCTCATCATCAACAATTGTATAGTTTTCGTTATCTAAATTTTCTAACACCCAAGTTCTATCATCGGTAAAAATAAAAAGATGAGAATACTCTCCAATCATTTTTAATGCAGTTTGTACGTATGATTTAGATACTACAGGATGTATTGTTGGTGAATTCAGATAATCACCTCTTCTTACATGTAAGGAGACCGTGTTATTTAATTTTATCTGGGGGTATTTAATTGTGAGTGAATTAATTTCTTCATCAGAAGGAGAAAACAAATCAATTATTTTATGTTTATAACTCATAAAATTTTTACTGCTCTGGTAGTATCCATAAAACTCGATATTAGTATTAGGTAAAATTGGTTTGTCATAATATGACCAAGTCACTTCATTATGTCTATGTGTTACTAAATTATCATAAGTAAAATTGATTTTTTTAAATATGTTATTTACGTATCTAGACGTATCGTTTCCTTGTAGTGGTGTGTATGATTTTGGATTAAATCTGTATTCACATTTATTATTCCAACTTTGTGATAATGCGTTAGATATTTGAAACATTTGGTTTCCTAATCCTCCCATCAGATATGCTGTTATTATCATGTGTTATAAATTTTTATATTTAGGAAAGTTTCTAATAATATTAGAACATCTAACTTGTTCGTGAGGTCCACCTGATCCACTACCGGGTTTATGATCATTTCTTGGGTTTTGTTCATTATAAACATAAAGTATATTTGGTATATATTCATAATGTCTATTTCCCGCCATTTCAACCATAGGAAAACAATATGCGGTATCTGCTCCAGATTTAAAATACTGACCATCTATATCTATAAAAGATTTTTCCTCAATGTTTCTCCATAAATGAACCTTCCAAGTTCTTAAATGTGAAAATAAAAAAGTATCTTTTCTAATAGTGTCTGGGTTAACTTTAGATGAAAACCCAAATTTACCACTAGAATAAACAAAACTACCGTTTGTAATCCACAAATTTTTATTTTGTTTGTATTTTTCATTAATTAAAGATAAAACATTGTTATTCTCTAACCAATCATCACCATCTAACTCCACTATTATATCCTCATCATCAAATAAGTTTTCATCTAATAATAGGTCGTCAATATTTTTAAGTTTGAATTTTTTTTCTTGATTGACAATTAATATAAATCTATCATCATCTTTAATTTTTTCTCGTATTAAATTTACAGTATTATCATCCGAAAAATCATCAACTAAAAACATTTTAAAATCTTTTAGGTTTTGGTTAATTACTGAATCTAAACATTTTATGATGTACTCCTCGACATTCCAAAAACAACTTATTATCTTAATCATTTAAAATTTTTATATATTCTTCTTTTATTTTTTTTGATACTTCTACTGAATCAAATTTAGTAATATCTTCAGGAATGTCAAACCTTTCTTTATTAAGAATATTTCCCGAGCCATCAACATTATATATCCATCCTGGTTTTCCACACAGCCAACCTTCAATGGTTGTCCGACCAAGAAGTATTCCTGCTGTCTCTGAGCAATTTTTTACGAATTTTTCCACATCATAGGTCTGGTTGAAATGTTTGACATGTTGATTAGATAAAATTTCATTCAAATAATTTGCATGATTTTTTCCTACTAAATATAATTCTTTGTTTTCAGACTTTGTTTTATCAACCAGATCTCTTATTGTATTTTGTCTTAAATAATCTATAGTTCCAACAAATAATGTATAATTACCAGAAGTTGTATCATTCGTGTTAAACTTATTAGTATCAATTGGGTTGTAAATAACACATGTTTTATTTTCAGGAATCCAAAAGTTTTTTATAATATGATTTTGAATTTCTGGTCTAATTGTTATGTATTTTTTAATATTTTCGTGAATGATTGGGTTTTCTAGGGAAATTACCTCAGAATGAATTGTACAAATCATTTTATTTTTTGGAAATAACTTGAGTAAAGTTTGAGTTACGGGATAGTGTTGTGAGTGAATAATATCGTAATTTTTGTTTGTAAATGGAACTTTTATGTTATGAACTTTTATTCCCAAACTTACGGCTAAATCAGTTAGTGGTCCACCAATATGAGGTGAGGTGATGGTGACATCACACCCTAACTTTTGTAAGTTTTTAGCAAGTTCGAACACATACATCTCGGAACCAGTAAATTCACGAAATAAGAGACAACCGATTAAAATTTTCATACGATATTTTTTTAATTAATTAATACAAATTTTTTAAGTTTTTCAAAATTATTTTTAATATATGGAACCAATATATTATTGTAATCTTGAATCATTTCATTATTTGTTGTTTTTATATCTCTTGAGGCAGACTCAAGGTGGTAAGCAACAGAGTCAGGAGAATAATAATTACTATAACCTGAAACCGTCAACTTTAAATTTAATAAAACGTCTTCGAAACAATGTCTCAATGATTCATCAAAACCTCCAATTTTTTCAAATGTGTTTTTTCTAATCATCATTAATGCTGCGGTATTACCCAAAACATGTTTAGTTGTCGTATCAAAATTGTAATAACTATTTTTTCCTAAATGATCAACAGATATTTGTTTAACATTCTGTTTCAAAAAAATTGTTATCCCCTGATGTTGTAAGGTATTATCCTCATAGTGAAGTCTACAACCAACAGTTCCAACATTTTTATGGTTTTTAAAAATAGTAATCAAATTGTAAATTACATCAGTCAATAAAACTATGTCATTGTTACAGAACAATAAATACTCAAATTTATCAGATAAATGATTTTTAACAACATCATTGTTAATTTTAGAGAAATTATAATAATCATATAATAACAAATTTATATTATTTTCTTTTTGGATATACTTTTTTATTTCATTTAATTCGTCATCAGAAGATCCGGTATCTGCAATAAAAATTTCAAAGTAATCTGGGTTACAATTTTTGAAAAAAGAATTCAAACAATTTATTAATAAATTTATATTATTTTTAGTTGGTATAATAACGGCAACTTTGGGTTGGTTTTTTATTTGTTTTGACTTATTATTTTCATTGAGATATGGGTGTGAAGGCTTTAAATCAATTGGTAAAACATGTTTCCATTTTTCAAGAAACTTTTCTTTGCTTTCCCAAAATTCTTGATTTGGTTGACCAACAGATTCATGTGTAATCTCAAATGAAGAGGACACACCAATTTTAACTCCGTCCATATAATTTGGGATACAGAATAAATGATCATAGAAATGAAACTTACCAATTGTCTCATCAAAATTATGTTTAATTTTAGTTTTATCAAAACTAATAAATAACCCATCAATTGTAACTACGGGGATTAAAAATGGAAATTTTGGACAATATTTACTTAACCATTTGTTTTGACCTGGTGGATGATGATATACTTGACCAACCATTGTTAGGTTCATTTTTTCCCAATAAACCCCGGACTTGGGAAAATAACATGATCCGGCTTTTCCAATTATACCAAATTCCAGATTATTAGAAAAGTCACTTAAAAGTTTTTTTCCCCAATTTTTTTCTAATTTAATGTCATTATGACAACACACAACAATGTCATAAATAGATTCAGTTATTCCACTATTATAAACTTCTGATAAGGAATATTGATTATGATTGACATATTCTAAAATTTGAACATCCTTAACACCAACCGTGTGTAATAAGTGTTGTTTAAATTTGTTATTGTACTCAGAGTCTTTGTGAGTTGAGTAAATAATACTGATCATATGCCTGTGCTACCAAAACCATTATCAGATCTATCTTTTTCTTCTAAAGATGTCACTTCTTTGAGTGTTACCCATTTACCCGAAACAACTGGAGTCAAGACCGCTTGAGCAATTTTTTGTCCTTTTTGTATTTTAACAACTTGATTTGAGGTGTTAAATAATATCACTTTGATTTCCCCTAAATATCCTTGATCTACAGTTCCAGGTGAATTTAACACCATTAATCCCTGTTTGAGTGCCAATCCACTTTTAGACCTTATTTGGATCTCATAATTTTGAGGGATATTAAATTTCAATCCAGTACCAATTAGTTTTCTTTCCAAGGGTTGGATTTCTTCTTCATGAGTTGAGAACAAGTCCATACCAGAATCACTTGGGTATGCGTATGTTGGAGTAATTGCTTCTCCATCAATTCGAACAAACTCTAAATCCAATGTTGGATTATTTTTTTTTACATCGCTTTCTAAACCTTCGATAAACAAACCAAATTTATTTATAATTTCACTTTCAGATCCCTGAAAATCTTTACCAAAAATTTCTTCAATATGTTTTACTTGGTTTAGTAATTCTTTTGTTTTTTCATCCATCAACGTAGTTCTTTTAAAATTTTAATTGTTTGAATCAATACATCAACATCTCGTTCACAATATTTTGATATTTCAGTCAACTTATTATCATTCCAATATGCCGAGTGGACTTGATCACCAGAAATTTCACCATCTTTAGAAGTAGGTATGTCTAAACATGTACACATTAAATCCAGGGAACCAATGGAGGTGTAAGCACCATATTGCCAAATCTCTTTTGTATCCAAGGCTTTAACTTCCCATGGTTTAGTGTCAAATGAAGGAAGAATTGATGGTGGTTTCAAACCATTTATGATCATCCTCTTTGCTAACATTGGTATGTCAAAGTTTTTCAAATTATGTCCACACATATAAAAATCTAATTTACCACATCTTTCCAAGAGTTTTTGGACATCTTCTAATAAGATAAGTTCATTATCATTTGCAAAAGTTTGTTGTTTAATTTCGCCTTTATCAGTAACAAATGCCATGGAAACACAAATTATTTTTGCAAACTCCGGAACAAGTGCAGTCCTTGTAGAAAAAACATGGTTTTTTTGTTCTTCTAATGACTTACCCTCAAGTTGATCTTCAGGAAACCTCTTTAAGAACCAATCATAATAATTTTCAAACTGATTCGAAAGTTTAGGGAAACTTTCTTTACAAGTATCAAAATCTTTTGTAATACCAACAGTTTCAATGTCAAGGAATAAAATTTTAGTTATAGGAATAGTAATCATAAAGTATTAAATTATAGATTTGTAAAATTGACTTCTTTCGATCGAAACAGTAACTAAACTATATTTGTCTTTCACTGTTTCATATAATTGATTACCCAAGTCTTCGATCATGTTCGGGTTATCAACTAATTTTTTAATGTTTTTGGCCCAATCACTATGGTTATTATTTTCTGAAACCAAAAGGGCGTTTCCATTTGTAAATTGACCTTGATTTAAAGCGTGTTTAAGATCTAAAGTGTAAGGTCCTACTTGGGACGCAATCAATGCTTTTTTATAAAAACCAGCCTCAATAACTTTTAATTGAGATTTCATTCTATTAAACATGTGGTTTTTGATCGGTGCCAACGAGATATCAAACTTAGAATAATTTTTTGCATAAGAGTTTACTGGTCTTGTCCATACTCTTACATAATTTTCGTTTTGAGATTCTAAGAACTCTTTTTCTTCAAACTTCATCAAAAAACTTTTATAATCTTCAGAAATGATTTTGTAGTTATCTGTGAATAATTCTTCATATCTTGCCCAAACAGTTTCATCAGGTCGAATGGGTCTTTGTTTTTGTTCACCAGTTTCTTGATTAATTTCAGTTACAACTCCCCTTACATCAAACCCACAAAGATAATATTGTAGTTTATTCTGAATTGGTTTAAGTTTATTAACAAAACCGTCCATAAGTTTTAAATCATGTAAGTGAGAAGATCCACCTAACCAACCAACTCTAATTTTTTCTGACGGTTGTGTTGGCTCATTGAATTGTGGGTCGTTGGGATCAACGGCATTTGGAAAAACTACAACATTTGGGTTAAACTTTTTGATTTCAGATGCAAACAATTCGGTTGTGGTTGTGACATAACTCGCTTCTTTTATATTTGCAATAATTTTTTCATGAATCTTGTTTGTAACAATAAGTTGATGAATTGGATGTTCTTTAGTTGGTAACCAATAATCATCAATATCAATGATTACAATGATTCCGTTTTGTCTTAACATTTTAATTAAATTGGGAGTATTTTCATAGTTTTGTCCAATATTTCTATGGGCATGAACAATCTGATATTTTTTCCAATAATTATAGTCATTGATCTTTGGTTCATAATCAATATCGATATGAAAATCGTTTGGGTATAAATTTTGTAAATGAATATGGGGATCGACTGATCGAAACTTGCCAACTCCAGATTTGTCACTGGGAAGTACTAATACATTAATTTTGTTTGACATAAAATAATTTGTTTGAGTTAAGTATAAAACTTTTTTACAAACAAATCAACTTATTTCTTTAATCTTTTAGTTTTTTAATTTTTGTCAATTTTCCCTCGAATATATGTTGACCGACTCTGAATTTAAAAATTTCATTAGAATTTGTTTCGGATTCAACAATTAATCCATTTTCATTTAAAACCTCTTCAACGACTTCTTTAAGTAACCCACGTATGTTATTGATGTTAACAGATTCAGTTATTGGTGATTTTGGTGAAGGTTGATTAGGTTTAATTTGTTTACCTGATGCATCAGTATTCATTAAACGAGATGCTTTTTCAACTAGATCATTTGATAAAACTGTTCCAGATCCAACATTTGGTTTCTCAATTGGGTGTTCCAACATCAGTCTTTTTATTTCGTCAGGAAGTTTTGAATTTTTAATTCTATCCTCAGATGGAATTTCTGTATTATAATTTGTTGATGGTCTAGATTCCATCATTAGTTCTTGGGGAATATTGTATTGACCAGCAACTGGAGTAAATTCCTCAACCATGGGTGTTGTGACATCATTTCCTTTTGCTCTACCCATGGTATCATGTTTTTGCATGATTTGTTTTGATATCATCAGTTTTTTTATCAAATCATCTTCAGCACTCATATTATTCAAATTTTGCGTTTATTATTACCCTTGACATACTTTTGTCACCCAAAGGATTATAATTTGGTTGAGGTGAGTCAAAAAACTCAGTTGTTGGTCTTATAAATTGTATTCTATCCAATCTAAATAACCTCCAACTAGGAAGTGGTTTTTCACCTAGGTATGCTCTATGAGAAGCACCCTCTAAATCCCATGCTCTCAAAACTGGATTCCCAGTTTTGCTATACCCATAACAAACCGGTTCAATAATTCTAAGACCATTTCCTCCTGGTTCGTCACCTTCATAATAAATTATAACTCTTCTTCTTTTTTTAATAGCATCTACAATTGTACTTGAGGATGCTATTTCAAGAATAAGACCTTTTAAATTTTTGTAAAGTTTCATTTTAAGCCGAAGGGGTTGTATATGGTTTGTTTGGTTGATATTCGTTTATTTTGATTTCATTTTTTCTTTCAATGATATCAAGTTGAGAACCACCATTTACTGTGTCTAAAAAAACACCAGTACCTTTACCAAAATCATCTCCATCACTAATTGCATCTTTGTTAGTTGCTGAATACTGATTAGTTTCTTTATAGTCATTTTTTGGGATTAACTTTTTTCTTTGGTCCTGACCAATAATACCAAGATCATTTAGAGGTTGACTAAAATCCAATCTTTCTGAAGTTGCCATTTTATATTATTTTTTTAATTATTTGGTTTATTCTTTTTACACTTTCTGTAATTTTCAAATCATCAATTTCACTACTATGTTCTTTGGATGGTCTATTCATATTTGACAACCATCCCATGTCGGTTATGAGTTCATCACTTACATCTTCAGGACGATACTCTTTATCTATTTTTGTTTGAAGATTAGACCCGTTTCTAAGACTTTGTAATGTATTGTTTATCCAATTATACATATAGTCACCACCATTTAAAACGTACGGAGCATCCTCTTTTTTTCCATCGAAAGAATCAAACCAATTTTTCATCCTTCCAAGTTGTTGATAAGTCACATACCCAGTGTTTCGTAATTCCTGATTTCTATTATGTCCTTCTGTGTTTGAATTTGAACTTGGTGCATTTTCAAAACACACAGTAAGATGATTTATTACTTCATCTGGAATTACAATTTCTTGACCATATAACTCACTATTCATCAGTTTTTATTTTTTTTAAAAGTGAATTGAAATCCAAATCTTCTTTATCTGCCAATTTTTTAATTGACTCTAAATTTTTTACTAAAATTTTTTCTACTGGATTTGACGAAGATTCGGTATTTTTCTTCATTACATCTTTATTAGATTTTTTTTTATCTAACAATATTTCATCAATTATACTTTCCATTTTATTTTTTTCTAACTCAGACAGTCTTCTTTTGGTAAAACATTTTTTACAAAAACCGTGTCTTTTTTCATCCTCTAATTCAGCATCTAATTCAGGATCAAATCCAAAAATATCTAATCTTTCCTCTCTATTTTTTTCATTTTTAATCCCATTACGTTTTTGTAAAATTTTATCGGCTTCCTTATAAGTTTTGGCATCTTGGACATCTTCCCAAGCATAACTTCCGGTATAATCCACTTCTTTGATTAATGACTTTTCTAAATTTTTTGATTCACCATAGTAAACTCTATAACCACGAACTATTGGATTTGTAGTTTGTCTTGTCATAGCAACCGTCATATCTTGAGTATATCTTGGATGTAACCAAAGATTTAATAAAGGAACACTAGAATTTATAAAAGTACCATCATCATTTACCAATTCATCGATTTCACCAGATGGAACTTCCTTAGGTAATTTAACGGTTATTTCTTTACCTAAGAATCTTACAAATCGTTTAAGATCAACTTTAGATGAAATTATTTTTTTTAATATCATGGGAATTACTTCCAATAATTTCGGGGATTTTTTTTCTATACTTTTTTTGTCCTTAGAATCAAGTTGAAATTCTTTATTTTCTTTAAATTTTGTAAAAATTGATTTTAACTTTTGTGTAAGGTCTCGGATTTCTTTTTGGTCAAGACCCTGATCAATTTTTACAAATTCATTTTCTAAATCTTTACCTTTCAAATCTTTTTTTTCATTAACAAGATTTTCAATTAGATGACTCACATTGCTTAGTTTATCTTTAGAAAAAATAAATGTAATTAAATTTGTATTATTTTCATTTAAAACTCTCAGGTTATTAAAGTGTAGCATAAGTTTATTGTTCTGCTCCTTTAAATGAAAAAAGTAAGATCCTTTAAGAATATTTTTATTAAAAACTAACATATCTATTTTTTTGATAAATATTGCGATGGAGGTATTTATACAAAAATGGCTCAACAAAACATTAATCAATACGTATATAATAAGTTAAAACTCAACTTTGCTCATGAGATTTCAGATATGTCTTTGACATCTGATGAGAAAGATTATAATGAAGAAGTAGTTTTTTCACCATATTTGATTGCTCAAGGATATGGGAATAGATTACCGGTATATTATGATATCAATAATTTAGAAACAACACAAGAATTAAATCTTACATATAAAAATTATGACAACAGAAATCTTCTTGTATCAGAAACATACTATAATGAAGAAAATTTAGATTTGTCATGTTTTACCGCTCAAACAATTTGTGACATAGGATTAGTCGGTATGGATAATGGGTTGGTTGACAAAATTGTTGGACCAACTATTACCTACACAAATGGCTTGTTTGACGACCTATTGAAATTTCAAAGAACATATTTTGATAGAAGAATGAAAATGTTTCAGGTAACTGGTTATACTTCACAGTATAATAGGTTTTCCGGAATTACAAAAACAACACTATATGAGGTTGAGGGAAAGATTGAGCCTTCGGTCGGAAAGTATCATGAACTTTACGGTGGGTTTTATCAAGGATTTTATAAATTATTTGGTTACGATTATGAAATTTTACCTGAGAGAGTACCTAAAGGTTGGGCTGTAGAAATGGTTGTCAGACCACGACTCATAGATCAATATACTCCAGGTCCAAATGAAACTACTCTAAATGAATTATATCCAGATAATGCGGGAACTGTATTTTATTTAGGGACTCGTGCTGAAAACAAATTTTATCATCATGCTGACGGTACACCGAATTGTTTTACTGGATATACAAGAGTGACAACACCGCTGAGAGATTGTTGGGTAACTTGTGCTTGTTGTAACACAGGGGTTACAAACAGTCGATGTATTTTTGTTTATCCACCAAGATCCCAAGACGGAATTCATGATCCGCATGTAAACTATGGGTGTCATGTTTGTGGACAACAAATAACAAGTTGTGGTTGTGGGTGTAATGAATTACCTTGCGATAAGTGTGGTTGGGAATGTAAATCTCATCCTTGTTATTTTACAACTGGATATACACCAACACCATTACCTGTTGTACCTTTGATATGTCCACCTTGTGAACCAACACCCACACCGACACCAACTCCCACCTCGAGTCCAATTTATTGTATACCAGAACCAGTCTGTACACCAACATGTACAACTTGTAATGATTGTGAATGTGAGGATTGTCACCCATGTTCAATGAGTGGGTGGACTTCTATCGAAGATACTTGCGAAAAAGATCCAAAATTAGACGCACTATCTAACGCATTATCAGTAAGATTTTCTGGTGATCCAAAAAACCCTAAAATTTGCATTAGAAGTTTGAGAATTACTGGATCTTGCGAAACAACCGGGACTTGTGAGACAACAGGATTTACTTATACAACTGGACATACAATCGATAACTATTGTTCACCTAAGGGTATATACGACTACTGTTTAGATAGGTGTAGTGAATTTTTTGATATACCGAAATGGTTGTTGTTAGATATTGTGTGGAGAAGATATACATTTTTTGATAAATGTGACTTAAGATATTTTGGCGGTCTAGGCGATATTACAGAAATAAAATATTTGGACTCTTTAGCAAACGATACTGTAAAATTAATTTCACCTCCAATTACGCACTGTAGTTTAGATCCAAAAGAAATAGAAATTGTAAAACTTAATCAAAAATGGTTAGATGACGTTGTTTATAGACAAGGTTCTTTAAAAATATATGTAAATGGAAAAATATTTTTTACAGTAGAGGACTTTGAAGAGATTATTCCACGGCCTCTTGACACTGATAAAGAAAGACAAGTTGGAGTACCATTTAATATGTCTTGGGGTGGTGGAACCCAGGGATTACGTGAAAATTTAATATTATCCGCTTGTACTTTACCATATACGGATTATATACAAGATCCTGAGTTGTTCCCAAAAAATGTTTTGAGTGGAACCTCACTTTCTGGTTTAAATACAAATATTGTTTTAGAACAAAATTTTGGGGGTACCTTTGATGGTGCTCTATCACAATTTAGATTTTACGTTTCTCCATTGACAGCCCCTGAAATCAAACATAACTTTAAAATTTTAAAAGATAGATTTTCTATGTTTAATCCGGATTGTCCGGATTGTAATCCACTTGTTTGTGAACCGAATGACTTCCAATTCAATACTCAGTCACCAACACCAACACCGACGATTACAGCAACTATCACTCCAACAGTCACCGTGACACCAACTCAAACTCCCTCATCTACTTTTCCATTACCAACACCAACTACCACACCAACACCTACGGTTTCTTCTACTTTTCCATTACCAACACCAACTACTACACCAACACCCACCCCAAGTAGTTCTTCTTTACCTCTACCTGAGGTTGATTGTGAAGATGGAATGGATGTCGTATTTGTTGTGGATTATACTGGAAGTATGGGACCTGCAATAAATGCTATCAAAACAAACATAGCAACTATTGTAAACAATATTATTACTAATTCAAATAACAATTATAGACTTGGATTAGTAATTTTTGATGAAACTGACGATTTTCCAAATTATTTAACATACGTATCATCAGTAGAATATACTTCACTTCCAGCATCACAAAAATATGTTTACCAAAACATTGGACCAAATAGAGCACAGGTTATAACTGCAATGGAAGTTATGACACCAAACAATCAATCATCTTTTTCAGTACAATTAAATAAATTAAATAATCCTCTTTTTGGGTTCTTTTTGGGTAATGGTATCGGTGGTCCAGAGCCATCTGATGTTGCAATTGATAGAATTATTAATTTTGGAATTGCGGGAAGTTTCTTACCAACTCATAAAAAAATAATTATTTTAATTACAGATAATGAACCAAGTGGTAATAATGATAATTATATATTAGGTCTTGATGATTTAGTAATCCAACAGTTAACATCTAATTGTATTTCTCAAAATATTACAATGAACTTAATCATTCCACCGGCAAGTACATTTGCATCATCAACCTATCCGGCAGGAATAACCGCACTAATTAATATGTCAATTGCAACTGGAGGTAGCGTTGTAAGTACACCATTTGATAATACGTTCAATGCGAGTGGTATCGTCACCGCATTAGATGAGAATTGTGTGACCACCATGAATTTATGTACAGACCCATGTAACTTAGGTCTTTCTGGATATAACTTAAATACTGTTGGTCAATTGACATGTGGAAATTTAACTGGAACTTGTGGAAACATTCAGGCATACACAATTTTCTGGTATGATTCATCTGGAAACATTGCATTAAAATCTGGTTTTGGTACGCCTTTTCCGTTTGTTGGTCCTTACAATTACAACCATCCGATGACTGGATTAAATTCCCCGATGTTACCTCCTGGTCTTTATACACCAGTTCTACAAGCCGTTACAATTGCTGGAACAACATACACCCCAACTGGGATTTCTGGAACAACTCAAGCAATGATGGATTGTTTCACATCTCAAGAAGTTAATATACAATCATTTAATTGTACCAATGGAACACTTACTGGAGCATATGAACATAGAGTACAGTATTCAACATTCCCGGGTTCGGCAGTTCCTCCGGGAAGTATGTATGCACATTTTGATATAGACCCGAGTAAAAAATATATTCCCTATGCATTTCAAGGTCAACTTGTTCCAGACACATTAAAAATAACATTTATTGGATCGAATTATGGTAATGTACCAATTGTGGTAGAATATATTCAAGTAGGTGGGGTTATGCAATGTCCAAATAGTGTAATTCCTAACCTAAATCAAAATATTGATTATAGAGTAACTAGTTTACCAAAAAAATATGTTTTCACCACAACTTTTCAGGCATCTAACAATTATTTTATGAAAGTTATTAATTTGAGTAACTTTGTTATTAATAATGGCGATTATTTAATAATCGAAGTGATACCGAATCAAACTCAAAACCAAACTTCTTGGGATTTATACTTCACTTGTTTGGAACGGTTCGAATGTGATTCTTGTATACAACAATTTTACTCTTACCCGTATGGTCAAGAAATTATTTTATCAACATTAACTTCAAATCCTAGTTTTACCTGTAACCTTCTCGATGTTGACTTTACCGTTACAGGTTGTAGTGCAAACATTTTGGCAAACGAAGATATTTTCAAGTATTTTCACCCTGAATTTCCTGGGTTGAGTAATCCATATTTAAACGCCTCAAATCAGGGGGGTCCGGAATGTCCATGTAGTGCCGGTGACAATTCAAGAATGGACACACTTACACCAACTCTTTATTCACCTATAAGTCCTCTTGGTCCATTAGGTGGAAACTGTACAACAGTTAATACTGGTGTAACTACAACTTGTACTTCTAATATACCAAACACAGTCAATGTCACAAAAGTTAATAATGTGATAACAATTACGTGTTCAAGTCAAACCGATAGAGACGCATTTTATAATTCTTATTTATCCAGAATGACTAATATAGGATGGTTACCAACAGCCCCTTTACCAACATCAGTCGATTATTATAAAGTAATTATTTTTGATCACTATCAACCACTTAATATAAATTCAAATTGTGCTGATAATCAATTTACATTAAAATCTTGGTCATTTCATCCTTCATCTTCAGTAACCACAACTAATACACCTGGAAATTTCCAAATGATAATCAATATGAATTTGATAACTAACAACTACGGTGGAAATGACCCTTTATGTTCCGCCTGCTCTGGAACGGTAACTACTTTCATTGCCAACAATGTAAACCCAAGTTATTATGCTGATATAAATTATTCATCAATTTCTAACACAGCACTTAGAAGTATTGACCCTTTTGTTAGAGTGAGAGGTATTGTAAGAACAGTTGGCAACATGAGTTACCGTAATTCAACAGGTACTTGGATTGTTCCGTGGTATTCTAATATAACATATCCATACTCTGGTAATCCATTGACAATCATACCTTCGTTATCTGCCACAACTTGTGACTGGCTTGGTTCAGACGGTTTTTTTGTTGATTGTGATGGTAATGCTTGGCCCCCCACAATTGGGTGTATGGCAAGTGCGTGGGTTCCGAGAAAAGCCGTAAGTACAAGTCCGACTTATTTATTTCCATTATGTCCGGGACCAGACGGTCAAAATCCCGAGAAAATTTTCCAAGGTTCTTACACCGAATACCTTATTAGAAGAACAGATGTTAATGATCCAAGAAGTTTTGACATAGAGGTGGGTATTAATGGAACTGTTATATATCGTCAAGTAGGTGCAAATCCACCAATTATATTGGATCCAAATTATTTTGTTTAGACCAATTTTGTTTAAATAGGTATTTATAAAAAAGTATCGATGAGTCAAACAATAACAATTTCTAGTCCGTCTTACAATGGTCAATATGCACAAATATTGTTCAAGCCAGACAATCAAAATATTGTTATAAATCTTGGAACACAATTGTTACCATATTTTTTTGATTCTTCACTTTTAACTCCACCAAGAGAAATATATGGAACTTATACAATTTTAGTATTGGGTCAATTTTGTGGAAACGATTGTAATAACATTTTACAAGTACCAAGATTAACTCCAACACCGACCGTTACTATCACACCTACAAGAACCCCAACTCCGGCACCAACCTCAACACCAACACCTACACCATCTTACGATCCTTGCAAAGTGCCTACTCCAACACCAACACCATCAATAACCGCAACTATTACTCCAACAATAACTCCAACACCAACAGAAACTTGTACAAATCCTTGTGGTTGTCCAAAACCAAGCAAAACCCCAAGACCGGCAACTTCACCAAGACCAACACCAAGTAACACAAGTGGGTGTCCTGTAACCCCAACTCCAACGAATACTGTAACACCAACAAATACAGTAACACCAACAGTAACCCCTTCTTCTGGATATACACCAACACCAACGGTAACAACTACTCCAACAAAAACTCCAACCACAACACCTACACCAACTGTCACTTCAACTTCTCCACCACCAACTCCATCAATCACTCCAACTAATACGGTTACACCAACAATTACTCCAACAATAACTCCTACAAATACAGTAACTCCAACTGTCACACCAACGTTAACCCCAACATTAACACCAACACCTACTTCAAGTCCAACGTTTGTAAATCAAGTCTTTTTGTTCATAGAACCAGTAACAGGATCTACGGCAATAGGTCAGTATATGTATGATGGGGGATCTAACTTCTTTGGGTTTACAAATTCATCTCAACCAACTCAGGATCAAACACAGTTCAACATAGACATGAATCTATATGTAAATTATAGTGGGTGGACAGGTGGTTCATTCCCTGGAATAATTACACAGTTTGTTCCAACAACTTCTGGTGGATTAGATAGTTTTGGAAACAATATAGTGGCTTACAATTTCTTTACAACAGAGGTTCCTCAAAATTATGTTGGATGTCAATCATGGTACACATGGATTATTCCAACTGGATCAACCAATGGATTGAAACAAGTGGAAATTGGATTAAATGATTCAGGAAATGCACAATCATTAAGTCCGGTAAATATGGAACAAACAATATATACATATACCTTCAATTATACGGGATCAACAATACCACAAGATGTGTATCGAGTTTATACAACTTTCCCAAGTCCAATCTTCAAATTAAACAATAATTTCCGTATTTATTTTAAAGGAAATGATATACAATAATAAATTGAATTCATAACAATAAAATGTCAGGTCTGTATAAAAATCCCATATCACCAACACTATCAATAGGAACACCATCTGTATTGAGAAATCAAACTTTTGGAACAACGTTTAGTATTTTATCAGTTGGAGGGTATTCTGAGGTTTATAACTTGACAGATTTGATTTATCAAATACCAGTTGGACAAACTGGATCAATTGAGTTTAGTGGTAACTCAATTCCAATAAGTTTTACAAAAGGTTCTGGAAGTGTTTTTTCTCCGGATGTTTTAACTCTAAACTCTGATAATATTTCTAGTGGTAGACGAAGATTGGGAATGGTTGTTTATGTATATGAATTGGATCAGTTCTATCAATATTATATACCTAATTACGATACACTTTGGTCAAACGCCACTGGTGCAACAGGACCTGGAGGACCTACTGTTGTTATTTCTAACTTTGGGACAACGGTAAAAAATAATACCCCAGCCGGACAATCATTTATTAATTCATGGACTGGATCAACAATTGAAGGTGTAAGTGGAGGAACATCAAATTCTAATTGGAGGATTTTCAAACCTTTTGATGTTTACACAACAGGAGGTACATATTTTTCGGGTTCAAGTACAATAGTACTTTACGATAATTCTGGAAACACGGTTTCTATAACTGGTGTTACCGCAACTGGTGCTTCAGGTTCAAGCGGTACATCTGGGTCTAGTGGATCTTCAGGAACAAACGGAACATCAGGAAGTTCGGGCACAAATGGTACGAGCGGTTCTTCGGGAACTAATGGAACCAGTGGTACAAATGGGACATCAGGTTCGAGTGGGACATCAGGTTCAAGCGGGACAAACGGCACATCAGGAACGAATGGTACTAACGGTTCGAGCGGGACCAATGGTACAAGTGGTTTATCTGGAGTTAATGGAACATCAGGAACCAATGGAACTAGTGGAAGTTCGGGTACAAATGGGACAAGTGGATCCTCAGGAACAAATGGAACCAACGGCACATCAGGAACAAATGGAACATCAGGAAGTAGTGGCACCAATGGAACTAGTGGAACAAATGGGACAAGCGGAACAAATGGGACATCTGGATCATCTGGAACTAACGGTACTTCAGGGTCTTCAGGTACTTCCGGTTCTTCAGGAACAAATGGAACATCAGGTTCAAGTGGTACTAATGGAACTAGCGGGTCTTCAGGAACAAATGGAACAAGTGGTACTAATGGCACTAATGGAAGTTCAGGAACTAATGGTACGTCAGGAAGTAGTGGTACAAACGGGTCTTCGGGTACGGATGGAACATCAGGAACAAATGGGACATCAGGTTCTAGTGGAACTAGCGGAACGGATGGTACTTCAGGTTCAAGCGGAACTAGCGGAACGGATGGAACTTCAGGTTCAAGCGGAACTAGCGGAACGGATGGAACTTCAGGTTCAAGCGGAACAGACGGAACTAGCGGTACAGATGGATCAAGTGGAACAAGCGGAACAGACGGAAGTAGTGGTACAAGTGGTACAGATGGTAGTAGTGGCACTTCAGGAACTGACGGTAGTTCAGGATCTTCGGGCACAAGTGGAACAGATGGGTCAAGTGGTACTTCAGGAACAGACGGAAGTAGTGGGACAAGCGGAACAGATGGATCTAGTGGGACATCAGGTACTGACGGAAGTAGTGGTACTTCAGGAACAGATGGAAGTAGCGGGTCTTCAGGGACTAGTGGAACAGATGGATCTTCAGGAACATCCGCGGTAATTTGTACACCATTCTTAGCGGGAGATTATTATTTTCAATCGGTAGGTACAACCTACAATGGACCCTCGTATCCAAATATGTCATGGGGTCCTGGACAAACATTAAGTGTGTATGCACCTGATGATGTTATAGAATATATCTTTATTAGTGGTTACACTGCTTCAACGGGTACTTTAGTTGCTGGTATCACATATTCTTCAAACCCTGGTTATAAAACACAAGCGGGTGTTACACTTTGTCTTGTAGGTGAACAAGGAACATCTGGTACAAATGGAACTTCAGGTACGGATGGGTCAAACGGATCTAGCGGTACTGATGGAACAAGTGGTAGTTCAGGTACGGATGGTACTAGTGGATCAAGCGGTACATCAGGTACTAACGGAACTAGTGGTTCTTCAGGAACAAACGGTACATCAGGTTCTTCGGGCACAAACGGAACGTCAGGAACAAATGGCACTTCAGGCTCATCCGGAACAGATGGAACATCAGGTTCTAGTGGAACAAATGGTACTTCTGGAAGTAGCGGCACAAACGGTACTTCAGGCTCATCAGGCACAAATGGAACCAGCGGAACAAATGGTACGTCAGGTTCTTCGGGGACTAATGGTACAAGTGGTTCATCCGGTAGTTCAGGTACTAACGGAACAAATGGAACATCGGGTTCAAGTGGTACTAATGGAACTAGCGGTTCATCAGGAACAAACGGAACATCAGGGACTTCAGGGACTAATGGTACAAATGGAACATCAGGAACTAGTGGAACCTCAGGTTCTTCAGGTACAAGTGGAGTAAATGGTATTTCAGGTGGTCTTATTTATTATTTTAACGAATCAGTAACACAAACACCATATAAAGAATTTTCACCAATTCCAACTACAGGATCTCAACAAACAGTTACAGTTACTATTGCAAATGGTGTTACATCAACAATTCAATCCTATTTAACACCATCAAATTATCCAAATGTTTCGGTTATTCCTGCGGGAATTTGGTCATTTTATTTACACTCATACAAAGAAAACAATAACGCAAGTTTTAATATTTTTTGTGAGGTTTATTCAAGAACAACAGGAGGAACTGAAACATTATTATTTACAACAGACCCAGGACCCGTAACAACTAATTCACCAAATCCATCAATGGTGTTAAGCGATACTTATCAGAGTGGTTATACTATCAATACAACAGATAGAATTTTGGTTAAAGTAAATGCTACTAACACTTCAAATCAATCACATACAGTTACTTTTGTTACCGAAGGTACGACTCATTATTCTTTTGGTCAAACAACATTAGGTGTAATTAATGGTTCAAGTGGTTCTTCGGGAACTAGTGGAACATCAGGAACTAACGGAACTTCGGGTACAAATGGTACTAGTGGATCATCAGGATCAAGCGGTTCGTCAGGAACATCAGGATCAAGCGGTTCGTCAGGAACTAATGGCACAAGTGGTAGTAGTGGAACTAATGGAACAAACGGTACGTCAGGAACAAATGGTACAAACGGGACTAGCGGTACAAATGGTACATCGGGAACAAACGGTACGAATGGAACTAGTGGGACAAACGGTACTAACGGTACTTCAGGAACAAATGGTACATCAGGAACAAATGGAACTTCAGGTACGAACGGAACTAGTGGGACTAATGGTACAAACGGTACTAGCGGAACCAATGGAACTTCAGGCACAGATGGTACAAATGGATCTAGTGGAACAAATGGAACTAGCGGAACTAACGGGACTTCAGGTACGAATGGTACAAATGGATCTAGTGGAACCAATGGAACCAATGGAACTTCAGGGACTAATGGTACAAGTGGGACTAACGGTACGAATGGAACTAGCGGTACAAATGGGACTTCAGGAACTAATGGAACTAATGGATCATCAGGTACCAACGGGACTAATGGTACAAGTGGGACTAATGGTACTAGCGGGACAAATGGAACCAATGGTACGAGCGGGACAAATGGAACATCAGGTACTAATGGTACTTCTGGTTCATCGGGTACAGATGGAACTAGCGGAACAAATGGTACTAGCGGTTCATCAGGTACAAATGGGACAAGTGGTAGTAGTGGTACTAATGGTACTTCAGGTTCTTCGGGCACAAACGGAACATCAGGGACTAATGGTACTTCGGGGTCTAGCGGTACTAATGGAACTAGCGGAACTAATGGTACGAGTGGCTCTTCAGGAACTAACGGAACTAGTGGTAGTAGTGGGACTAATGGAACGTCAGGTACGAATGGTACTAGTGGTACAAATGGGACATCAGGAAGTAGTGGAACCAATGGAACTTCAGGGACAAACGGTACAAGTGGTTCATCGGGTACTAATGGGACTAGTGGAACAAATGGTACAAACGGAACTAGCGGAACAAACGGTACTAACGGAACGTCAGGTACTGATGGAGGTAATCTAACGGCATCCAACTATGTTGTTCAAGGTTATTTATCAACAAATCAATCAATTCCTTCAAATGTTGATACTATAATTCAATTTATTGATGATTTTGACCCACAAAACTGGTGGAATTCTTCAACATATCAATTTACACCAACAATTGCGGGTTACTACAATGTGACACTTGAAGTTTTTTGGCAAACAGCCACGGTAGCGAACAATCAATATAATTCACAAATCCGTAAAAATGGAAATCAAACATTCATTTGGCAAAATCAAACAACAACATCTGCAGGTGTTTCTCAAGGTAATACTAAAATAATTTATTTTAATGGGACTACTGATTATGTTGAATTTACGGGTTATAATGGAGACCCAACAAGTAGAAATCTTGAGGGTGGTTCTAATAGGGCGACAAGTTATTTCTCCGCATCTTTAATCGTTGGTGGTGGTACTTCAGGTACGAACGGGACTAGCGGAACCAATGGTACTAATGGTTCTTCGGGGTCTAGTGGTACAAATGGAACTAGTGGTACAAATGGAACATCAGGTACAAATGGTACGTCAGGTACCAATGGTACTTCAGGAAGTAGTGGTACAAACGGCACTAGCGGGTCTTCAGGTACAAATGGAACCAACGGCACATCAGGAACAAATGGGACAAGCGGAAGTAGTGGCACCAATGGAACTAGTGGAACAAATGGGACAAGCGGAACTAATGGGACAAGTGGTTCTTCAGGAACTAATGGAACAAGTGGTACTAACGGAACGTCAGGTTCTTCGGGGACCAATGGAACATCAGGTACAAATGGTACTTCGGGGTCTAGCGGAACGAATGGTACATCAGGAACAAATGGTTCTTCGGGGACAAACGGAACGAATGGAACATCAGGAACAAACGGGACTAGTGGAACTAATGGAACTTCAGGAACAAACGGAACTTCAGGGACAAACGGTACAAGTGGTTCATCAGGTACGAATGGTAGTAGCGGAACAAACGGCACATCAGGTTCTTCAGGTACTAACGGCACATCGGGTACAAATGGTACATCAGGGTCATCAGGGACCAATGGTACTAGTGGAACCAACGGTACATCAGGGTCTAGCGGTACAAATGGTACTAGCGGAACTAACGGAACTTCAGGTAGTTCGGGTACAAACGGGACTAGCGGTTCTTCAGGAACTAATGGGACATCGGGTAGTTCAGGTACGAATGGTACTTCAGGTACTAATGGGACAAATGGAACTAGTGGTACGAACGGAACTTCAGGTTCAAGTGGGACAAATGGGACTAGTGGGACAAATGGGACAAGCGGAACTAACGGGACTAGCGGAACGAATGGAACCTCAGGAACTAATGGAACTTCAGGTAGTTCGGGGACTAATGGTACATCAGGTACTAACGGTACTTCAGGTACAAATGGAACTAGTGGTTCAAGCGGAACCAACGGGACATCAGGAACTAATGGAACTAGCGGTACTAACGGAACAAACGGAACATCTGGAACTAATGGTACTAGCGGAGCGAATGGAACTTCAGGAACTAATGGTACAAATGGTACTTCAGGAACTAATGGTACTAGTGGAACAAACGGAACTAATGGTACTAGTGGATTTGCAGGTAATGACGGATCAAACTCAGGTAGATGGATACACAAAACTGGAGGAGGTATCCCTACAGCGACATTTTTTACAAGTGATTCGGCAACAATATCATCAATAGCATCAATTTACGTTAATACATCGGACATTAATAGTGCTAATTACTCGGTTTGGTTTTCGTCAATTGATTCAATACAAGCGTTAGGTAATCCGGTTTATTTACAAGTTACTCAAGTTGGTAGTAATAATATTATTGGTATTTGGACTGTTACTAGTATTACAGTTTCAGGATCTGTATACCGATTTAACGTAACAAATGTTGTTGCAAATGGATCCTTTACTAATGACATTACATATACAATATCTTGGGTTTATAATGGATTGAATGGTACAAGCGGAACAAACGGAACAAATGGAACGTCAGGCACCAATGGAACTTCAGGTAGTTCGGGGACTAATGGCACTAGTGGTACAAATGGGACATCGGGAACTAACGGTACAAGTGGAACATCACCAACAGTGAGCGGGTCAACATATCAAGTTTTACGCTCAGATGGTGCCGGAGGCATAGTTTCAGATAATAATTTAATATTCAACGGAGGAATTCAAAGATTGGGGGTTCAGGGACACCAATTTATTTTAGATACGGTAGGAAACGACATTTTTGGATTACATGTTGCATCAACACAAACCAGTCAAAGTTTTGGATATTCTACTTCAAAAGTAACAGGTCAAGGGGACCAAACTCTTGTTTCTGGTTTAACAGGTCATGATATTTTAGTTTATGATGCAGTATTATCAAATTTAGGTTTGAATGTTGCCGTTGGTAACGGTACGATATACGGAGACAATACCGCAATTAGTTTTCAAAATAATAGTACAAAAGACAGTTCGTTTCATACAGGTATTACGGGTGTGGTTTTAGGTGACCATGGAAATTCACTTGGTAGTAAAACTGGAATGGAATTAAGTGTATTAGGGACAACCGAAAACAATACAGGAATTTTTTTAAATGTTACAGGTGGTTCTTTAAAGAATGTAGGAATAGAACCTCAAATTTTTGGAAGTATTGGTGATGGTTGGGGGTCTAAAATTACAAACTCGAATGCACCAACAGGTCCTTCAACACAGTATGGTGAACAGATTGATGTTATTGGAGTTGTTGATACTTCATCGGGGAATAAATATGGGTTAAAAGTTACGGTTTCTAATGATGCCAAAAATAACTACGGAGTATGGATTAATTCTGATGGGGCTTCTACAAATAACTATTCAATTCTGACAGAACAAGGTTCTGCTATTTTTAATGATTTGGCAAATGCGGGTTCAGATTTTCAAGTTAAAGGTAGTGTTGATTCGAACTTGCTTTTTATTGATGCTGGTGTTGACCATGTGGGTATTGGAACAAACGGACCAAATCGTAAATTAGATGTTAGAGGTGACTACCAATTTATACATGACCCAACAACAGAATTAACAACATCAGTAGATGGTTATGGTGATATTGTGACATTTGGTTCGGGAAGTTTAACTGCCGGTAGATTGTACTATTTAAATAGTTCCCAAGCGTGGGTTGATACTGATGCGGATTTTGCATCAGGTGCCACTGGAATGTTAGCATTTGCTCTTGGTTCTTCACCATCTGAGGGTATGTTAGTTAGAGGATATATTAGAAATTCAGGATTTGTAACAAATACTGGTGATATAGTATACATTTCAACAACCGCAGGAGAAGTAACAACAACAGCACCATCAGGTAGCGGTGATGTTATTAGAATTATTGGTTATAGTATAGACGGAACAAATGAAATAATTTATTTTAGTCCTGATAATAGTTGGGTGGAGGTTTAATATTATGACAAAATTTAATGGTTTTGATTTTTATGATAAAAAACAAGTTGTTTTAACAAGTGGAATTCCAAGTGCGTATGTTAATGCATCCTCAAATCAGAAAATAACTTCAGTTTATGTTCCTGCAAATACTTTTGTTGCAGGTGACATATTACACATAGAGTGGATTGTAAGATTAACAGGATTAACATCAGGAAATTTTAGTAGTAATTTATATTGGAATGAAACTGATGATTTAACAACGCCAACACAACTTACAAGTCGTTCCGTAACCAATTCAAATATTGGTTATAAACAAAATAGAAGACTTTCAATTGCGGTAGCAAATGGTACAGGAAACGGTTCAATTACGTATGGTGTTGGTACGGGTTTAGATTCGGATTTTGCGGCGGCAACTTTTGCCATATCAAGTGGATTGGCACTTAATTGGACCATAGACTCTTACATTATATTGGCAGGTTTTTGTGGTGTAAGTACAGGAGTTAGAACCGAGTTTTTTAAAGTTAGTAATTAAATAAAATGGTATATTTAGAAAAAAAATTAAACACATTAGTTAAGTCTGCAGACTCAGAAGGGTCTTCATTTTTAGATGTTCCAAGAACTTTAACATTTACAATTGTTGATGATGAAGGTCATAGTGGATATTTTTCTAACAACCCTGAAGACGTTTCTTTTGAATTGGATGAAAATATTATTTTTTTCAAAGTCAAAGATACTATGATTGATAAAATTGAATTTGTTGATGCTCAATCTATGATTAAATATGTTTACGACTTATGACAAAGATAATAGGTTTTAATATGTATAGTCCTTTTAAGACTATTAATTTGACAACTCCTCAGCCAACTACTTCTTCATTGACCGAGCGTAAGTTAGGTTCCATACTTGTTCCTGCTAATACATTTAGTGCGGGTGATTCATTAAAAGTTGAATGTTTTGCAAGAAAACAAAATACAAACGCAACATCAAACATAAAATTATATTGGAATAGTGCTGATAGTATTTCATCACCTTCACCAATTAGAATCGGTGAGTTTGTAGGTTTAGGTGCGACTTTTACTGCAATTCCAATCGTTAGAAGATTGGGGGTTAATACATCTGATGGGTCAGGTAATGGAACAAGTGTTTTATTGAACACTATTGATGTTTATCAGGACTATATCAATAATAACACAAGTCTTCCAAGTAATTTAGCGTTAAATTGGACTGTAGATAGTTATATCATATTAGCAGGTGATGTTGACAACGCATCTGACATATTAAATTGTCAATGGATTAGAATTACAAATGGCTAAAATAATTGGGTATAATGTTGGTGTTAAATATAAAGTTGTAACCACTACAACACCTGCGGGTAGTGTAAACTCAACTTCTAATACTCTAATTAATTCATTGTTAATTCCTGCAAATACTTTTTCTTCGGGGGACATTGTGACAATAGAAACTTGTGTTACAAAAAGTGCCGCTAACAACTTATTTAGTTTTTATTTTTATGTTAACACATCTGCACTACTTGGTGGTGCGACTTTAGTTGCTACAAATACATCAGTTGCAAGTAATATAAGAGCGGCTCAACTTTATCGTAGACTAACAATTGATGTTGCTTCGGGGTCTGGTAACGGCACAATAGTATTGAATACATCATTCGCGACTAGGGATGATATTGGTTCGGGAAACTACACTACAGGTTTTTCCACTTTAACAACCAATTGGACTGTTGACCAATATATAATTGTTTCAGGTTCTGTTGTTAGTACATCAGACACACTTAGTTGTCAGTGGATAAAAGCGTCTAATGGTTAGTTTTTAAAATAAAAAATAACCTCATTATAATATTCAATAAAATGTTCGTTGTACAAGTCCCACTTTATATTTACACCATCTAAAGAATACACCTCAAAGTTTTCAAACATATTTAGAATGTTGTCTCTAAACCATCTGAACTTACATTGGTGGAAGTTTTCGTCATTTCTTAAATGAAACTCAACAACAATTTTTGGTATAGTTTTTAAAAACTCAATATTACTTTTAGAAAACACATCATATTCACCCCCCTCGCAGTCACATTTTAAAAAGTCTATTTTATTTATGTTATTATCATCCAAAAATTCTTTAAAAGTAAATGTTGGTGAAGTTTCTGTAATATTATCCCAAGTGATTTCTAATTTCTTTTTATCTGAAATTGCTCCTTGTATAATTTTAACATTTTCTTGACCTACATTTTTATTTAAAATATCTATGTGATAAGATAATGGTTCCACCACAAAACATTGTTTTGGATTTTTTGGAAGTATTGAATATGTAAATGGACCTAATGATGCTCCTAAATCAACAACAATATCACCTTCTTCTACTTCAAATAATCTTTCATATATGTTATACTCAAATATTTCTTGAGTTGCTTGACTCACATACCATTCACTTTTTTTACCCCAATCAAATTTAATCTCATCTACTTGAAATGTATTTTCTTCTTTACCCATAATTTTATTAATTTCTTTTATTACCATTTCTGATGTTATTTGTTTTGAACACTCAAATTGACGATCAGTTCCTTTATGTAAAGGACACCAATTCCAATCTCCAGCATCCAATCTATCCCAATTAAAACATCCGTGACAAACGTTTTCATTTATTACCCTATATGTTTCTAATTTTGTTTCTGCCCATTTTTCACTAAACCCTGATATAAGAACAACGGGTAGTTTACAAGCCCAAGCCAACCAAGACAAACCTGACCCAAGACCTACAAAAAATTCACAAGTAGATAGATCATTAATTACCTCTTGTAAGTTTCCACCTTTAAAAACTGAAACCCCTTTTGGGTAAAAGTTATTCATATAACCATCACCTTCTTTTGAGTAAATCATACATTCATACCCAAGATTATTTAAGTAATCAACAACTTCTTGCCAACCACTTTTATTGTTCCAATATTTTGCTTGTGCTGTAGAATGAAAACCAATTCCAACTTTTTTCTTTTTTTCTACATTTGGTAAATTAAGATTTGGTCTTATTTCTTTATAGTCCAAACCAAGAATATCGGTTGCAGTTTTTTGTAGTGGTTGTAATTTAACGTCAATTTTGTGTTTGTTAGTGTCAATCGTCCCATCTTCATTATAAAACCAACCCAATCTATATTGTGCGTGAATATTGGGTACGGACTCACCAGGTTCTACAAATTCTATGTTTGGATATTGGTCTTTGAACAGATAATTCATGAAGGTGGATACAATTAAATTACATTTATGTTTTAATCTAAATTCTTCACAATAGGGAAACCACGCTAATGTATCTCCAAGGGATTTTGATCCAAATGAAATATAAACACGTTTGTTTTCTAAATTGATTTGGTTTTGATATATTAGTTTACCATTTTCTCTAATTTCAGTTTTCCAATTACTAAAATATTCACGATTGAGTTTTATCCAACTATTTATTTTAATGTTGTTTTCATAAACCAAAGATTTTTCATCAAATAATTTAATATTAAATTCTCTATCCCCCTGACCCAATATTTCAAAAAACGGGTTTACAACAAAATGTTGTTTAATAACATAATCGTTTTCAATCGGTTCTTGTTGTGTGATATCTAAAACCGAGACTTCTTTATATAGATCTAACAGACCTTGCCCGAAACTATCATCCATAGGAATTTCATACGAGTCATCACTTTCAATTAAATCTAATAATTGTTTAGATATGTTCTCTACATCACCCTCAATTGGTGTAACGTAATTATCAAACATACCTGAATATTGTGGTAAGTTTCTTGTTAAGATTTTCATCCCGTAATTAACCGATTCTCTAACAACCAATGGATTACACTCCCAAGTTGAGTTAAACATGAAAACATCACATGCCTGCATAAATTTATCAACATCACTTCTCTCACCCCATACTTTTACATTTGATGGTAAGTCTTTCATAATCGAACCCCAATATCCCTCAAAATTTGGTGCTTGGTTTCCTATAAAGTGAAATTGAATGTTAGGGTTAGATTCTACTAAAGTTCTTGCGACCTCAACACCTTCTCCTTGATTTTTACCGCTCGTCCATAAACCAACATTTAATACGTGAGTCTTCATTAAATCTAAACCTAACTCATCTCTTATTTTTAGTTTATGTATAAGAGGTACGGTATTAACACCTTTAATGGTTCCATATTCCTCCAATAGTGAATTAACTTTATTCTCGAAAGGGTATAAAGAAAGTCGTTTCATCGGTTTTGTACTCTTAAAGGTATTATCCATATGATACGGAGTTACCAATGAATATGCTTCAGGTTGTAATTTTTTATTCGTTTTTGGGTCGTACCATATGTTATGACAAGTCTCAACAATTCTCCAAGATCTATCGTTAGAATAAATCTGATTTAATAAATCCAAAGGAATTCTATTAAACGCCTCAAAACCATCTAACATTTCTTCAGAGTGAATAACATCAATCTTATTATTTTTAATAATATCAATTAACCCATATTTTCTTTCAATCTCACCTGTTCCACCAAGAGTGAAGAAATGTTCTTCACCCAATAGTTTAATGATCTCATTTCTTTGGACGACATATGTTTCACTAAAATTAGAATACTCAACTAAGAATATTTCTATTTCATTTTTAAATTTTTGTAATGACTGAATTCTTTTTAACGCGAATTGGGGTGCACCTCCTGTACTCAAATGTGGTTCTATGTATAATATTTTTAATTTCACTTATTTATTTTTTCTTTATTTATTAGTTCGTAATTTTTATACTTTTTAGTTCCAAAAAACCCTAAACTACAACCCAAGTATTCAATAACAGATTTTCTGGTTTCAATTACAATAATTTTACCTTCAGGTGTTTTTATGTAATATCTAGTCGCATCTGGATTACTCGACCCTATATTTAAACCTTTCCTATCTTTACTCCATTTTTCTTTTATTTCGTCCGAATGTTTTTTTCCATACATTGGGTGTTTTTCTCCTCTTCTATCTATTTTTTTTGCAACTTCCTTTAGTTTTTTTATAGTCTCTTCTGATTTATTTTTACCTGGATTTTTATCTCCTTTCCATAATTCACTCAACCTATCTTTTTCTTTTTGAGACATTTTTTGGTTTTTTCTTTTTTCCCTTATTTTTTGTTTTGTTTCTTCAGATAATTTAATACCATATCTTGGGTTATTCTCACCTCTCATACTCCTATATGATCTACCCCCCTCACATATGTTATAACCGATACTTCTATTTGTTGAGTCTAACTCCTTTATCCAAAAAATTTCCCTTTCATCTAATTCCACCAAAGACGAACATATCTCAATAATTTCTTTTATAAAATTTTCTTTACCATATTTTTTTATTGATGTTAATATCCTCGTACCTGACCCAAAATAGTTAGGGTTATTAGCCATATCTTGACCAACATATATTTTCCCATTTATTAAGTTTGTTATTTTATAAATTACCATATAATGTGTGTTAAAAAATTTAGAACCCCCAGTTGATAAATATGGTGATAATTTTAATTTTCATATTTTCCATAAACTAAAAATACATGTGGAATAATAAAAATTAAAGTTTTTATCTTTTAAAGAAGTTGATTTAATCTGTATTTATTTTCATTATATAATATTTTTTATATGACTTATGAAAGAAATTTGTATAAATATTGCCGGTTGTAATTCGTTAGGTGACACACTTTGTGCTACACCAATCGTTAGAAAAATTAGTAAAAGTTATAATAGAAAAGTTCATGTAATTTCAAAACACCCCGATCTATTTAAAAACTCCCCCTATGTTGATAGGAACATTCCTTACACTGATGAAGAGTTTGATCGGGTTAATAAAGAATATGAAGTAATGTCAACATTTGATGTTTCATATAAAGACAATGGAGTTTGTAATAAACATAATGTGATGGACATTAGACAATTACACGCAATTAATCTTGGGTTTATGTTAACCAAAGATGAAATGACTTTGGACTATATTCCAAATGAAGATGTGACACTTCCTCATTTACCCAATAAATACGTTTTAATACATCCCGTTCAAAATTGGAATTCAAGAACTTGGCCGGCAAAAAATTGGCAAATGTTAACACAACTATTAAATGAAAAAGGAATATCGGTAATTTCAATTGGAAAAAATTCATCAGAATTAGGTGGGTCAAATGTTGATAAACCAGTTTTTGATTTTCCAATAAAGTTAGGATATAACTTAATGAACCAAACATCTCTTGATCAAACTTGGCATTTAATAAATAATAGTATGTGTTTTGTTACAATGGATTCAGGTCTTTTACATTTAGCCGGTACTACAGATGCAGAAATTATACAGTTAGGAAGTTCAATAAATCCTGAGTTTAGAACACCATATAGAAATGGTTCACAAGAATATAAATATCATTATGTTAGAGGTGGTTGTGGATTGAATTGTGCTTCAGATATGAAATATGGAGTTCAAGAATGGGGGTCGATACAAGGAATACCGTCATTAGTAAATTGTCTCGAAAGGAAAGAAACTTTTGAGTGTCATCCTTCGGTATTACACGTATATAACAAAATTATTGAAATTATCGATAAAAATAAAAATTACCACAATATTTTTTAATAGGTATTTATAAAAAAAATAAAATTTGCCAAATCAAGTAGATATACTAACTTCTTCCGGTGTTGCACCTTATGATGTATACGTTTGTGATATAACAAATACTTTTTGTTATTTAGTTGCAACTGGAGTTTCGTTACCATATCAATTTAACGTACCACCACCATTAGACAATACAAATGATCTAATAATAAAAATAATTGACTCAAATGGTTGTGAGTATTTTGAACCATATAGTTGTCCTGTTACACCGACTCAAACCCCCACATTAACTCAAACTCCTACACCAACCAATCCATTTCCTTGTAATTGTATTGTTGTCTCAAATGTCTCATTATCGGTTACAGGATTTCTGGATTACATAGATTGTAGTGGTGTTCAAATAAATTCATATCCTATTGGTGGGGGTCAAATAGATTACATTTGTGGAACTAACCCAACAAATTTAATTGGTGTCACTGCGGTGGAAGGATTACCTTGCTCTATGTTATCATGTGTACCTATACCTTCTTTGACTCCAACAAAAACAATTACACCAACTCCAACTATTACACCGTCAATAACACCAACCATTACTCCAACAA